CAACACTGGGGATTGGCATCCACGTGGACGGCAGCAAAAGAGCGGAGTGGCTTCAGAGCCAGATTGAGAAAGTCTACTTCCAGCTCCGGCATTGGGTGGAGAGTGGCTGCGCCTATGGCACAGTGATTCTCAAGCCGAATGGGCAATCTGTGGATCTGTATGTTAAAGGCGGCTTTGAAGTTACGCACCAGACCGGCGGCGTGATTGATGGCGTTGTATTCCTCAATCAGGAAAAAGATACTTCTGGAAAGAGATTCTATACCCGGCTGGAATACCACCGTTTTGTGGAAAATGGGCTGTACGCCATTTCCAATCGCTGCTACGTTGGAGGATCCCCCAAGGATTGCAGACAGTCCATCGATATCAAGCAAACCCCCTGGGCTGATCTGGAAGAAGAAGCGCTGCTCGAGAATGTCAGCACCCCGCTGTTTGGCGTGTTGAGAATGCCTCATGCGAACAATCTGGATATTTCCTCCCCGTATGCGCTGCCCATCTTTTCTGATGCCATCGAGGAACTAAAGGATCTTGATATTGCCTACAGTCGCAATTCCAAGGAGATCGATGACAGCAAGCGGACGGTTCTGCTGGACTCTGACCGGCTGATGCCCTCCGGTGGCAAAGTGGTTAATACGGCTGCTGGGTTCGAGGCAAAGCGCAAAGAAATGAAACTTCCCGATTTCGTCAAGAGTGTATATGGTAGCAGCAACGAGGATATTTATCACGAAATCAATCCGGAATTGCAGACAGAAAAACGCCTGACAGGTATAAACGCGCTGCTCAGTCAGATCGGCTTTAAGGTCGGATATTCCAACGGCTATTTCGTTTTTAACGAGAAGACAGGCATGGTCACAGCTACCCAGGTAGAGAGCGACGACCGGCGTACAATCCAGTTCGTCAAGGATATTCGGGATAAGCTGGAGGACTGTCTCAATGGCTTGATCTATGCACTGAATGCTTTTGCGGATCTGTACGATCTGGCACCGATCGGTGATTACGAGGTTGTGTACGACTTTGGCGATATCACCTATAATCGGGAAGAGGATCGCGCCAGATGGTACAGCTATGTCGTAGCCGGAAAGATCCCGTTCTGGTTCTACCTGACCAAATTCGAGGGTATGACTGAGGATGACGCAAAAGCACTGGCTGCAGAAGCGCAGCCGAAAACACCGGCATTGTTTGGTGGTGAGGAGTAATGCTTTCTCCTGAATATCTGCTCAGAGTCAGCGAAGGTGCAGAGGAAATCGCCGAAGAACTCCATACGGATATTCTGAACCGCATCATTGAGAGAGTCATGTTTCGCATAGGGAGAGGCGATGGCTATCTTCTTACGGCCCAGGACAAATGGCAGCTACAGGTACTGACGGATGCGGGGTATCTGCTGGAGGAAGTCCAGACGGAGATCGCCCGGCGGGTAGGCGTCATGCAGACCGAAATAGCAGAAGCTATGGAGGATGCTGGAGCAAAGGCTGTGGAATATGATGATGCAGTCTATCAAACAGCTGGGCTGAGCACCAAACCACTTAGGCAATCTCCGGCACTGATCCGAATCGTGCAGCGAAACTATGAAGCAACTCTCGGTGAGTGGATGAACTTCACCGGGACTATAGCAGGAGCTGCTCAGCAATCCTTTATCAGGGCTTGTGACAAGGCTTACAATCTGGCTATGTCCGGAGCGGTTTCATATTCTCAAGCCGTCAAGGAAGCTCTGGATACATTGGTTACGGATGGCGTGACAGTTATATATCCCAGCGGACATATCGATACCATCGAGACGGCGACAATGCGAGCTGTCCGGACAGGCATCTCTCAAGCCAGTGGCCAGATCACGGATGCCCGTATGGATGAGCTGGGGTGGGATATTATCCTTACATCCTCCCATATGGGAGCCAGACCTGGCAACGGGGCTGAGGATTTCCGCAATCATGCGTGGTGGCAAGGTAAGTTCTATTCCAAATCAGGAAAAGATAAACGCTTTCTACCGTGGTCCGTGTGTGGCATGGGAAACGTTCAGGGCATTCATGGCGCAAACTGCCGGCACTCCCACGGCCCCGGTGACGGCGAAAACAACCCCTTTGAGCAGTACGATGCAGAGGAAAACAGAAAGGCTTACGCGTTACAACAGCGCCAGGGGACGTTAGAACGGCGCATCCGGGATACCAAGCGCCAGACCATGAACTGGAAAACCGCCCGGGATAACGCAACTGACGAGGCAGTAAAGGCTGATCTGGACTTCCAATACCAGAGGAAAGCGGCTCTGCTCCAGAAGCAGAACAAAGCCTACAACGATTTCTGCGAGGAAACCGGCCTAAAGAAACGGGCTGATCGCATTTCGATTGCGAAGTGGGACAGAAAACAGGCCGCTGCGGTGAAAGGTACGACTAGAAAACACGACAATGTAATGAAAGCGACTGAGCATAAGCAATCTCCTTCTGAGAATGCACCACAAATCTTCAAACTGAATAGTCAGTATCGGGCAACTGACGGAACCTTTGACTTGCAAGCCGCCAAAAAAGACTATTCGGATTTCTTGACATCAGTTCCCGAAAGGCATAAAATATTATTAGAGCAGTCTTTCACTAGCGTCGAATATGAACAGCGAAAACTAATGTCCGCATCTTTTGGATATTTGTTGGAGCAAGATAAGGTTCTGTACGATCCGACGAGAAGTGATTTTTGGGACATTGACTTCACTGTAGCAAACACGCATGAGCTTGCACACCGAATTGACGGTTTTTTTGCTCAGTCGGTAGACTGTAGAGATTTTTCTACCGCGATAGCCAACGCTAATAAAACAATTGAGGCGAATCCAAAGCGGTTTATTGATTACAGCAGGGAGAACGACGAACATGGGTTCTTGTCCGACATATTTAGCGCAATCTCCAACGGTAAATATCGCTTTGCTGCGGGGCACAATGCGGAGTACTGGGTAGAACCTGGCAACAAAGAGCGAGAAATCTTTGCTAATCTATTTTCGCTGGAAGCGTTTCAAGATACACAAAAACTAAAATATTTCCGTGAGAACTTTGCGGAAATATTTGATGCGTATGAAAAAATCGAATGTTGAGGAGGCTGCATATGTACATAGCACCGCGCGACATAAGAATACTTCGGTCTGATGAAGTGTTTACCCTTTGTGACGAATATGAAAAGAAGTTTGGGGAGCAGTTTATTTGTTTCAACTATGCCGATTTCAAAGGAACAGGAGAAAAGTGTGCTGCACAAATCTATCTTGAAACGCTGAGAGAGGCTGTAAAAGCGGATAAGCCATACCACATAGTATCTCGTCGGTACGATGAGTTCGATCATTGAACCACCAACCATTTTCGGCTGGTGGTTTTTCTGTGCCCATTTCAGGAAGGTGGTAGATTGGAGACAAACGAAAAACACTTCATTCTGTGCCCGATCTGCCGCAGAGCTACAAAGGCGAAAGCGAATCCAGACACGGAACTGAAGAGATTCCCATTGTATTGCCCATGGTGCAAAAAAGAATATATCGTGGATAAAGCCAAGGCTGAGTGATCAGCTTTGGCTTTTCTTATGCTCTCGTAGCTCAGCTGGCAGAGCAGCGCCCTTTTAAGGCGTGGGTCGGCGGTTCGAACCCGTCCGGGAGCACCAACCTCGCCTGTGGTTTATCAGGCTAAATCCATTACCGCTGACGGGCGGTTCACCAACACGTTAAGGAGGATATGTACGCATGAAAAACATTTTGGAGATCTGTAAGGACTTTGGCCTTGAAGTCCCAGCAGATAAACACGCTGATTTCCTGAAGGCAGTGAACGAGGAATATAAAACCGTTTCCGATTACAACAAGGTGGTCGCCAAACGGGATGAATTCAAAGCTGCCAAGGAAACGGCCGAAGAGACCCTTAAGAGCTTCGAGGGTATCGATCCCACCAAGATCCAGGAAGAGATCGACAAGTGGAAAAAGACCGCCGAGGAAGCTCAGCAGAACGCCCAGAAGCAGCTCGACGAGCGGGACTTCAATGACACGCTGAAGGCCGAACTGGACAAGATTCAGTTTACTTCCGCTGCTGCTCGCAGAGATGTGGAGGCGCAGATCCGGGCAGCTGGTCTGAAGCATAAGGATGGCGTTATCTTGGGCTTGAACGATCTGATCAACCAGATAA